CGGCGCTCGCCGCCCACATGGGCCAGCCGGGCCAGCCGGGCCAGCCGGGCCAGCCGGGCCAGCCGTTCGACGGTTCGCCCGATCCCACCGACCCGGCGGCCAAGCTCCTAAAAAAAAAGCCATCAAGCCGCTCGATCGCGACCGTTCATCGGTCGCACGACCACGCGAAGTCCTTCGCTCGGTACTGAGCAAGCAGCTCGCGGACTGGAAAGCCGCGACCCTGCGCCGCGTACACGCGTTTAGGAAGGACGAGAAGTTCGACCGGGTCGAGGACATCCTCTCGGAGATTCGCCTCGGCAAGAAGGCCGTGGTGCTGATGCAGGGCGTCGACGACGCTCTGCTCGACATCGTGACCGCTGGCGGCGTCGATGCGCTGGCGCAGATCGGCGTCGTGGACGAGCCCGACATCGTGAGCCTCGTCAACGAGCACGCCGTCGATTACGCCCGCGACCGGGCCGCGGAGATGGTGGGCAAGAAGTGGGTCGACGGCGAGCTCGTCGACAACCCGAACGCCGAGTGGGTCATCGACGAGGCGACCCGAGACATGCTTCGCGGCACCGTCACCCAGGCGATGGAGGAGGGCTGGTCGAACGACCGGCTTGCCGACGCGGTGTCCTCGTCCCATGCGTTCAGTGACGAGCGCAGCTCGATGGTCGCGCGCACCGAGACGGCCTTCGCGGATACGCAGGGCAACCTCGCCGGCTACAAGGCCAGCGGCTTGGTGAGCGGCAAGCAGTGGCTGACATCGGCCGACTGCTGCGAGCTGTGCCAGGAACTGGACGGCGTCGTGGTCGAGCTCGACGAAGACTTCCCGAATGACGGTGGTGATGGGCCGCCTCTGCACCCGAACTGCGAGTGCGCCATCCTGCCGGTAATCAAATCCAACGGAGACGAATAATGTCCGCACTGAGCGCATTCATCGAGAACATGCTGATCGACGGGCTGCTGCGCGGCGGTGCGGTCAATTCTGCCGGCACCGTGAACAGCACCGCGGTCGTGACCGGCGTGTGGGCGGCGACGACGGCCTACACGCTCGGACAGGTCGTTGCACCGCCTTCGACCTTCACGGCTGGCGGCGGCAAGTTCCTGCGCTGCACGACTGCCGGCACGACCGGCAGCACGACCACGCTGGCGTGCCCGGCCATCGGCTCGACGCTGACGGACGGCACTGTGACGTGGACGGCGGTGTCCGGGATGCCGTCGCTCCTGAACGTCTACGCGGCGCTGTTCGCGATCAACAAGGGCCTGCGGGCGAGCTCGACGGCGTACTCCACCGGCGACTGCATCAGCCTGACCGCGACCGGCGGCGCCGGTGGCGACACGAAGCAGCACGTCTATCGGTGCACCACGGCCGGCACGACCGCGGGCTCCCAGCCCGGCACGTACCTGGGTGTGCCCGGCGAGGCGATCACGGACGGCACCGCGGTCTTCACGGAAATCACGCCCGTCCTCCAGTCGAACACCGGCTTCCCGGCGGGTCTGACCGAGGTGTCCAGCGGCTCGTATGCGCGCCAGCCCATCACCTGCTCGCTGACGGCACTGGCCGGCACGCAGGGCCTGACGACCACGACCGCGAGCTCCGGCACCGGCGGCCCGACGGGCGGCACGACGGCGAACAACGCCGCGATCACGTTCCCGAGCCCGACCGCCAACTGGGCGAGCGGCTCGGCAATGGTCGGCGTGATCGCGCTGTTCGACCAGCTCACGGCCGGCAACCAGATCGTCGGCGCGGCGCTCTCGGTGCCGAAGACGATCAACAACGGCGACGCGGCCCCGAGCTTCGCGATCTCCGCGCTGACGATCCAGATCGACAACTAAGGCGGCCGCCATGTCGAACAATAGCTGGAACAGTTCGCTCTTTGTCCTGCCGGTCGCCGGCCCGACGCTGACCGCGGCCGCAGCCGCCTCGATGCTTGTGGCATCGAGCCCGGCCGCGAACCAGATGAAGCCGACGATCCCGGCGGCGCTGCTGGTTCCCGGGATGAAGTTCAACGTGAGGGCGTCGGGAATCATCTCCTCCGTCGTGACGACGCCGGGCACCGCGCGCTTCGACATACGCCTCGGGTCGAACGTGATCTTCGATACCGGCGCGCTTGCGCTGAACGTCGTCGCCAAGACGAACGTCCCATGGTGGCTCGATGTCGACCTGACCGTCCGCGTCGCCGGCATGGGCACGCTGACGCAGTTCTGGGCGCAGGGGATGTGGGCGTCTGAGGCGGTCATCGGGTCTCCGCTCCCCTCGGCGGGTGGCTGCGGCGTGCTCAACGTGCCGACAGGCTCGCTCGCGCTCTCTCCCGCGACCGGATTCGACGCATCAACGAGCTACGTCCTCGACTCGTACTTCACGCAGACCGTGGCGACCGGCTCCATGAATTGCGAGCAGTTTGAGGTCGTGCAGCGCAACTGATCGTCTTGAGGACGACGATCCATGACCGCTAGCGTCCGACAATACTCGATTCTGTGCCCCTCGGCGGGTACTACGGGCGCGGCCTATTACACGACGACGCTCGCTGCGGACACGCTGCCTGGCAGCACGCTGATCATCATCGGCATGTGCGCGCACGACAGCGGCGTGAACACGCCGCAGCTTGCGCAGAACGCCTATTCGAGCGCGCCGACTGGCGATGGCGTCAACGGCATCTACAGCACGCTAGACCTATGGCTCGATACCAACTCGACCGCGAACACGGCGCTAGGCGCGTTCTATAAGTCGAACTGCGCGGTCATCCCGGCCGGCACGACGTTCACGCTGAACTACAACGTGAGCTTCGTCGACTACATGGGCATCATTGTCCTTGAAGTCACGGGCGTCGGGCCGACTCCGCTGCTCGGTCATCAGAGCAACGTGCAGATCGGGCTGGGCAGCGGAACCAACAACGCGACGACGGGCACGGTCGCTTGCGGCGGTGTTCCCGGCATCGTCGTCGGCTTCTGCATGGCGACGCTCAACGGCACGGCCACGCCGAGCGCCGGCACGGGGTTCACCAGCATCGGCACGGGCTGGGGCTGGGGCGGCACGTCCTCGGTGGTCGTCGAGGCGCAGCGGTTCGCCAGCGTCGGCACGAAAGCCGCGACGTTCAACGCCAACGCCAGCGACGACTACGCGACGTGGATGGTCGCGCTGTCGGAGCCCGCCAGCGTCGGCAAGGTGTGGCAATCCGGCCCCGGCGTTCGCACGCCTGACAGGAATTTTCGGTTTAAGCCCGCGCTGCGCGGCTACACGCAGGCCGGTGGAGCGAGCGCGGCGCTGGCCGCGTCCATGACCGGCACGGCATCCGGCACGGCCGGCATGACGACGGGCATCCCGCTGGCCGGATCGCCGGCCGGCAACAGCAGCGCGGTGTCGCCGCTGACCCTGCGGGCGCAGTTGGCCGCACTGGCGGCAGCGGGTTCTGGCGTATCTGCGTCGATGGCGACCGGCGTGGCGCTCGCGGCTTCGGCCGGCGCCATCTCGGTATCGGTCGGATCGGCCGCGACCGGCGTGGCGCTCGCGGCTTCGGCCGGCGCCATCTCGGTATCGGTCGGATCGGCCGCGACCGGCATCCTGTTCGCGGTCCCGGCCGGCGCGCTGTCCAACATGGCCGGCGCGTTCGCAGCCAACGCTGCGGCGCTGGTCGGTGCCGGCGGCGCATCGGCAACCCTGACGGCAGGGCTGACGACCGGGATGCCGCTGGCGGCGGCGGCTGCAGCGGCGGCGTCCAACGCCTCCGGCCTGACCCTGACGGCGCAGTTGGGCGTCCAGATGTCAGCCCTTGCCGGCGTGTCCGCGCCCGTGACGACCGGGATCCAGTTCTCGGCGTCGCTGGTGTCGGTGGCCGGCGCGGTCCCGGCGATCAGCACCGGCATCGCGTTCGGGCTGGCCGGGACGGCACTCGTCTCGGTCTCCGCGACCTTCGCGCCCGTCGCCGGTGCGCTCGCTTCGGCTCTTGCTGCGCAGTCCCGGCTCGGCGCATCCCTGACGACCGGGATGCCGATCTCCGCCGCGCCCAACGCGGTGGCGGCCGCTGTCTCGACGGTCCTGACGGCCATCCCGCTCGCCGCGACGACCGCCTCGGTGGTCTACACGAGCGCCGGGCTATCAGCCGGAATCGCGCTCAACGCCGCCGCCGCGGCCAAAGCGACCGGAACGGCCGGGATCACCACCGGCATCCCGCTGGCGTCGCTCATGCCGGCGCTGGCAGCGGCCTCGGGGCAGTTCGGCGCCGTGGCCGCGGCACTTTCCGCGCAGGCCGGGGCAGGCAGCTCGGTCTCCGCGGCGATCACGGGCGGCATCGGGCTGGCAGCGACGGCCTCGGCCGCCGCCTCGACGACCTCGCTTCTGACGGCGCAGATCTACCTCGCCGGCGCGCTGGTGTCGCGCTCGACGGTCGCCGTCCAGAGCCTGACGCCGGCGATCACCTACGTCGCGGACCCGTGCTTCACGGTCGCGATCAATGCGCGGGCGTTCTCGGTCGCTCTGCCGACGAGGACGTTCTCGACGGCCGCCAAGGCCAGGCCGTTCGCGGTTGCTACCGGCGCGCGCAGGTTCAGCGTCGCGCTGCCTGTCCGGGCCTTCACGGTTCGATGGAGCTGCTAGATGACGACTGCGAACCGGTTCGACCAGAAGGATCCGAACGAGCTCGTGATCCTGACGTTCGACTTCAGCGCCGGCCTCGCGAGCGGCGAAACCCTGTCAGGCGTTCCTGTCGTGTCGTGCGGAACCGTCTACGGCACCGACCCGAGCCCGGCCAGCGTCCTCGCCGGCGGCAACATCCTGAACGCGACGTCGACCGCGCTGTTCGTCCCGGTGATGGGCGGCCTCGACGGCTGCGACTACGACATCGTCGTGAAATACCCGACGACGAACGCAAAGAAAACCCTCGTGCTGGGCGGGATCCTTCCCGTCCGCGCGCAATAACGGAGAGCCACCGATGAACGTGAACTTCCGCCGCTATGCGGAGATCTGCAAGGTCGAGCCGCAGGAGGACGGGACCATCAAGGTCTACGGCTACGCCTCGAGCGGCGCGGTCGACTCGGATGGCGAGACGATCACCCCGGAAGCCATGAAGGCGGCCCTGCCGGACTACATGAAGTTTGGCGCAGTGCGTGAGATGCACCAGCCGATGGCCGCCGGCACGGCGCTCGAGGCCGCGGTGGAGGATGACGGCCGGACCTCGTTCGGCGCGCACATCGTCGATCCGATCGCGATCAAGAAGGTCACGGCGGGCGTCTACAAGGGCTTCAGCGTGGGCGGCAAGGTCCTGTCCCGCGACCCCGACGATCGCAAGCAGATCACCGGGATCAAGCTGATCGAGGTCAGCCTGGTCGACCGCCCGGCCAACCCCGAGGCGCTGATCTCGATGTACAAGGCCGAGGACGCTGAGGAAAAGCCGGTGGACCCACCGGCCGAGCCGAACGCTGCCGAGAACGCCGCCAAGGTCGCCGCCGCCGACAAGGCCGCGATCGAGGAGCTGGCCGTGATGCTCAACAAGCGCGAGCTGACGCCGGCCGAGTTCGTCGACGCCGTGAAGGCCGAGATCGCGCGCCGCGCCGCGCCGGCGCCTGCCGCCCCCGCGAAGCTCGTCCCGGCCGAGGTCAGGAAGGGCATGTTGGACCTCGGGACCTTCGCCTCGATCCTCGCCAGCATCGGCTGGCTCACCCAGGGCGCCGAGGGCGAGGCCGCCTGGGAGGGCGATAACTCGCCGCTCCCGGCCGAGCTCCGCGACTGGCTCACCCAGGGCGTCCGGATCTTCAACGAGATGGCTGCCGAGGAGACGTCCGAGCTGCTGGCTGCCCTGCAGCCGCAGGTCGAGGTGATCACCGCGGCCGCCAAGGCCGCCGAGATCGCCAAGGCCGGCGCCAAGTTCAGCCAGGCGACGAAGGACGCGCTCGACGACGTCCACAAGTGCATGAAAGACGCCCTCGATCACCACGAGAACGCGAAAAAGTGCATGAAGGACGCCTGCGACAAGCTCGCGGCGACCGGCTACGCCGCCGGCGACAGCAAGGAAGGCGAGGACAAGCAGGACGATGACGCGTCTATGGCAGCCAAGCCGGGCGATGCGCTCAAGGCCGCTGTCTCGGCACCGGTCGTGCCCCCGGCCGCTCCTGACGCCTCTGCGGAGCTGCTGAAGGCAGAACTCTCCGCGCAGCGCGAGCTGATCGCCCAGCTCATCAAGCAGGTCAAGCATCTCGAGGACCAGCCGGCGCCCGCGAAGGGCGTGATCAAGGCGGTTGCGGTCGGCAAGACCGAGGACGGCGCGGGCGACGAGGCGCCCGGCATGAAGCCGGTTCTCAAGGCCGACGGCACGGTCGACGAGCCCGCCACGCTCGCCAAGGTCATCCACCGCCAGGGGCCCGGCGCCCTCTGGCCGCGAACGAACCCCTAACCCTCAACCCCTTTCGAAACCCAGACCCCGCCTCGAGCGGGGTTTTTCATTTCCGGAGAACGCAAATGAGCACGACCGCTGACACCCTCGCGCTGCTGAAGACGGCGCAGTCGACCCCGATCTCGGACATCACGAACGACACCCTGCGCAAGAGCGTCTCGACGGGCACCGGCCTCGTCGGTTACGACCTGCAGGCGCCCGCGAAGAACCTCTACCCGGTGCTGACGCCGCTTCGCAACTTCATCCCGCGCGTGCCCGGCGACACCGGCCTCGCGACCAACTGGCGCGTGGTATCGGCCATCACGGGCTCGGGCATGTCCGCCATGCCGTGGGTGCCGGAAGGCCAGCGCTCGGCGCGCATGAGCTACACGACCTCCACGAAGGCCGCGAGCTACGTGACGATCGGCGAGGAAGACCAGGTGAGCTTCGAGGCCGTGACGGCCGCGCGCACGTTCGAGGACATCAAGGCGACCGCCGCGATCCGCCTCCTGCAGCAGACGATGATCAAGGAAGAGAACGCGATCCTCGGCGGCAACGCCTCGATCTCGCTCGGCACCCCGGCGACGCCGACGGTGGCGAACGCGTCGACGGGCGGCAGCCTCGCGGCGGCGACGTACAACGTCTACGTCGTGGCGCTGACGTACGAGGGCTACAAGATGGCCTCGGTCAGCGGCGGCGTGCAGACCTCGCAGACGATCACCGGCGCGGACGCCCTGACCTACACGCTGAACGGCGGCAGCTCGCAGAAGTCGTCGGCCGGCTCGACCACGACCAGCGGCTCGACCAGCGTGATCACGGCGACCGTGACGGCGATCGCCGGCGCGGTGGCCTACGCCTGGTTCGTCGGCACGTCCGGCAACGAGAAGATCACGGCGATCACCACGATCAACTCGGTGTCGATCTCGACGCTGGTCGGTCAGGGCACGCAGAACGCGAGCGCGGTCACGGCCGACAGTTCGAAGAACGCGAGCCTCGCGTTCGACGGCCTGCTGACGTGGGCGTTCAACCAGGGCGGCTACATCGGCACGCAGGCGACCGGCACGGCCGGCGTCGGCACGCCGCTCACGAGCTCGGGCCGCGGTTCGATCAACGAGATCGACACGATGCTCCAGAGCATGTGGGACAACTACCGCCTGTCGCCCAGCGTGCTGTGGATGAACTCGCAGGAGCTGAAGAACGTGACCAGCAAGGTGCTGTCGAACGCTTCGGGCCCGCTGCTGCGGTATACGGCCGCCAGTGACGATGCCGGCATGAACGAGTACCGGCTCGTGGCGAGTGGCACGATCGACTTCTACTTCAACCCGTTCGCGCTCGACGG